CAAGTAGCTACTGGTATCAGAGAAGGTGGCAGAGAAGTTTTAAATGTGTCTAAAGCAACTAAGCCATTAACACTACCTACAATTCCTGTTGGGATAGGTGGAGAAGTTTTAGAATTATGCGTACCGGGGACACGTAAAATCCGGGCACCATCAGCAGTGACTACGCCATCAGCTTGGAAACCAAAATCAAGACATGCTTGTTTGAGTTGGTTCGCTACAGGTAACCATTCAGCTAGGGAGAGTGATTGGGAAAGCCCCCAATACACATGCAACCCCATACCTGAACTTACCACGCAAGTCCACTTGGGTAGTCCATAATGTTTACGAAAGCTTTTTAGTGCTTCAATGGCTTCTGTTTTTGAGGGGTAAGGTTTACCTTCTCCGCAATCTAAATCCAAGAAGAAAGACTTTAGGTACTTAAGGTTATCAGTTTTACGTGAATCCTCATTGTTAAAAGTACCCAAAGCGAAGAACACATCATAGCCATCTAAATCAAAATTAGTGGCACTCTCTACAACTGAGTCTAATGTGCTATAAAATTTCTGGATTGTCTTGCGATCTTTTCTCCCTACTACACAGTAAAAACCTTCGTCACTAAGAACTTTGCTAAGAAAGTCTTGTGTTCGCATTGGCTCTTAGTCATCAAACTCGTCAAGTAACGCACCCAAATCAGTCTCTGGTTTTGGTTTAGTTTCCTTCTTTGTAGATTTCTTAACCTTTGGCTCATCAAACACGTCAAGGTTAACCACCGCTTTAGGAGCCACCTCTGGAGTGGGGTCTTCCACGGGGAATAATTCGGCTCCGGTTGGTGCCCCATCTGCCTCCCCACTGAACCCGTTGGCTACTTCTACAAACGGGGAATGGGCTGTGTACGGGATATATTTTATCACCTGTACTGCACGCAAACGTAATGACACGCCGAATCTTCCCTCAACTTTATAGGGGATAAATTCAACAGCCATATTTACTGTACTGCCTGTGGTTAATAAAAAATCTTCAGGCAGCGGGGTGTTCTTTGAATCAAACTGGCCCGGTGGTTTCGTAGCTTTATTTTTATACTGCCCTTTTAAAGTGGCCTTATAGATAAAAACACCTTCCTCTTCTACATCCTTTTGGAAAGGAATGGTTAATTCATCGGGCCAACTATCATCACGTTTCTTAAAATTAATAAACGCTTCATTCATCACTGCATAAAGAGCTTTAGCTGTTGGGCCGGACATTTTAAATTTCATTTCATACACAGCATTGGGATCAAAAGGATCACATGGAACGCTTCGTCCTTTTTCTCCGGCACTCGGATCAAACCTGTATGTCTGGTTAATTCTGGGAAATAGCGCATCTACGTTTTCAATTACGTAAGAGTTAGTTACATCGGTCATTATTAGTCTCTCCTGTCGAGATTATTAAATACAAAACCTTCCTCTGTAGAGAAAGGAGATTGGGGGATCAGAGCAGATGATAAAACGTTATCTGTCTCTGGACTTTGTTGTGCTGCCACAGCCAAAGCAAATTCGTCTTCTGTCACTGCGCGTAATGGACGAAACAATAATTTGAAGAACGTGTTATTTTTCTCAAAATATAGTTCCGTAATTACCGCTGCAAGCGGAGTCTTATGGATATTAAGATGCCTAGCATAAGCTTGCATAGACATATGTTGGGGATTATCGCCAAACACACTTGTTGCTGGGAGCTGGATTTGAAAAAGGGTTGGGTCAACTACGTTCCCTTCATCATTACTCAACATAACAGCAATCCTCTGGTTAAACCTGCACCCACGACTATCCCCTTTACCTGATCCTTTTATGTTCCACTTGCAATCAAAACATGTAGCGGATTGCCTCCCTTCCTCAGAAACAACTTCAGAGGGGTGGCCTGTACGTGTATCGTCCGACCAACAGGTAGGGCTAGTAGGATTCTCTTCGTCGTATTCCCCTGCGTAATAAGTACGGGAGATGGGTGCAGCTTTTATGATGATAGTTTTGAGAGGGGCATCAGGATACTCGCGCACTTCTACCCCATCAGTTATTACTCTAAATACACCATCACGCAGGCTTATTTTTTTACCCGTAAACCCACTTGTTGTTTCCTTTTTCCGAGGGGACTTGGTAATACGGGATAATAGGTTTTGAGAACGGGAACTAACTGTCACCTTTATCATCCTGCCATTCAAAACTGTCTTTTTCCCAATTATCTGTATCGTCAAAGACACCCTCACTATCACCCACAATGGTAATTTCTACATCGCCATCATCAGTAACTTTTATCTCACCTACATCAGTGTCGGGAGGGTCATTGACTTTCAGCGCATCTACAACAGAAGGGATATCAAACCGGTACGTCTGTCCCACTTTTAAATAGCTACTGATAGGGATGTGCCCCTGCTTTACCCACTGTCGTATCGTACTTACTTTGACCGACAAATGGTTAGCTAAATCCTCAATTGGTAAATACTTTTCAGTCATTGGCCTTGCTTCTCCTTACAGTAATTGTATAAGTACTATCCACATTCAAACCCGGTGGAAGTTTGTCGGGGTTATCGTCAAGGAATTGCCGCATGTTGCCTTGGTGTAATCTCTTTTCCAAAAGATCAACCGCATCATTTTCCTTAATGAAGCCGCTCATGGATTCCCAATCGGAAGTCCAGTATTTAGTGCGGATGGTACGAAAGAAGGTGCCAAATTTGGTGCGTACAGATTCACTGTTATTATCTTTGCAATGTTGCAAAAGAGCACCCTTAATCACATCCAGCTTCTCGTTTAGTTCGGCTTCCTGCTCCTTTAATTCAGCAGTAATAGCCGCTTTTTTATCACGTATCTTGATGTAGACAGAGACAAGTCTATCCACACTAACCACGTCAGTGTTGGTCATGGCAGTTATTCTCCCAAATTATTGCGTAAAGTTAAATAATTCTACGTTTTATGTATTATAGTGACTTATTTTTAATTTTCAAGCATTTCTTTGTATAAGTCTATCATTTTAGTATGTACGCTTATCCGGCTATCCAACAATTTATACACCGCTTTTTCTACTGCCGACCCCTGAAGCTGGATGACGGTGCATGGGTGTGTCTGACCAGAACGGTGCACACGGGCGTTTGCTTGTGCATACGTTTCCAAAGAAGCGGTTGGCCCCCACCACACAATCGTATTAGCAGCCGTCAGGGTGACCCCATGTGCGGCAGCTTGAGGCTGTATGATCAATACTTCTGGGTCATCAGTAGTTTGGAATTGGTCAAATATTCTTGTCCTGTTATGAGCACTTACATCGCCCCGGATAACAGCATTAGTAATACCATCTTTAAGGAGTTTTTCAGAAAGTATATCAATCACATGTTTAAACGGGACGAAAATCAAAACCTTCTGGCTTGATTCATCAATGACTTCCCGTAGGACTTTGTAACGATTTTTAATATCAAATTCTATTGTCTCTCCTGAATCAGTGTACACAGCACCACAGGCTATTTGTAAGAGCTTATTCATGCTAACTGCTGCATTTACAGCAGTAATTTGTTCTCCATCGGCAACGGCAACCATGTGGTCTTTAAGGATTTTATAATACTTTTTCTGCTGGGGAGTAAGTTCAATCTCCCGGTGAGTGTAAGTCATTGCAGGCAGATCAAGGCATTGGTCTTTGGTGAAACGGATAGCAGGTTGTAGTGCGTTAAATACAACGTCAGTGGCACTAGGTTTGGGTACCCACTTAAATTGTGTCACCTTATACATTACCATTTCTCTGAATGCCCCAAAAAATATAGGTACCGATTTAGGATTAACAAGTTTGGCTAGTCCGTATCCATCCAAGGGGGATTGAGCAGCGGGCGTACCAGTCATCATCCATAACCACATGTGCCCCTTGAGAAGAGAATTAAGTACCTTCCATCTTTTTGATTGGGCATTTTTATAATGGGTTGCTTCATCTGCAATGATTAAATCAAAGCCGCCATTGGCTATTTCTTCTTTGACGATTTCCACCCCATCATAATTAATGATGACATATTCGGCATCTCCGTTAATGATTTCGCCACGTTTGGCTCTAGAGCCATGAGCAATAGCTACTGTACGGTGCATGGCAAACTTGAACAAATCTGTCCGCCATGCTGAATCCATAATAGAAAGAGGGCATATAACAAGCACACGTTTAACTAACCCTTGATCCATTAAAAAATCGGAGGCCCAAATTGCAGATGCTGTTTTCCCTGTCCCCTGTTCGTTAAAACAAAAGGCACGGCGGTGCATAGTAAGGAATGCAGACGTGACCTTCTGGTGAGCGAAAGGAGCATACTTCCCTGTCCATTTATATTTCCCCATTATCGGGGAGGGGACATTTTTAATGTTAAGGTTTTTGAGGACACGTGATTCATCTATGCCCCATTTAACCAGCACATTATTACGACCTAAGTGCCTGCTGTTAGGTATCGCCGTCGTTATTTTACCGGGATTGCGTACTCTAAGGAGCAGCCCCCGGTTATCCACTATTTGCATTTAACGACTACGCCGTGTTGTCTTACGTACCGGTTTTTTAACCGTGTTGCGGGTAACTGGCCCACCGGCCTTGGCTGTCTTCTTGTAATTGCGTGAACGATTTTTATTTCGGCTTTCTATGCGTATACCATCCTTGTTCTTACCACCTTTGCTTAACGCTTTAACGTGACTAACATCTTTGCCTTCACGTCTGTCGGCTTTACCATTTTTGTTGGCATCCGTTCCGGTACGGTCAACTGCACGTCGGGCACGTTGTCGTTCCATGCGTGCCTTAAAAGGTTTACTCCCTACAGGCTTGTTAACTTGTTTAGGTCTATCTTGAGGATTTTTATACGCCATCGTTATCTTCTCCCATTGTGTGGACATTCCAGAACAACGCAGTGTGCACGACACAGGCCGCTAGGCCGTGGGTTCCACACCCCCACTTCATAAGCTTCTTCCATCTTTCCGTATTCATTTAACCATTTTTGCCACATCTCAGGCTCTTGTGTAATAGTGTATGTATCTTTTATGAACGCATTACACACCACAAAGAGCAGCCCTCCCTTAACTACCTTTATGTCAGGGAAGTGTTTGAATGTAGCTAACGCCATCAACTCTAACTGCCCCTTATCTGCATACTTAGCAGACTTTCCGGTTTTATAATCTATAACTTTAGCTACGCCTTTATCACGATCAAGTATCGTCAAGTCGGATACTCCACGCCACCACACATCCTTTGCAAAAAACTCACAGGGATCAAGGTTAGCTGTTAACCCCATCCTATACTCACATAACTTCTCACCTTTCATCCCTTTAAGTTTATCCAATACTGACTGGGCAAAACTAAAGCGGGGATCGAGGGCTACATCTTTCCCAATGTATTCTTCAGCAGCACTATGAAACTCATTGCCATAAAGGATAGGCTCCGTGGCAGTATCCTCTGTATAATCTTTAACAACTTTAAGGTGGTAATATTTTTTGGGGCATTGATCGAATGTCTTTATGCTACTAAATGACCACGCTGGTTTGGCTGCCATGTTATACATTCCCCATAATTTTTTCCTACTTCTACGTCACCACGAACAGGAAGACCTTCTGCCCATTCCGGTACCCAACCCATACATTCACTGATGAAAGCCGCAGCTTCATCTACTTCGTTATCTTCCACGCAGCATATCACAGAATCATGGACAGTTAATGAAACACAATAACTCTTTGAAATCTTTACCATTTGATCACCCATCACACAACGGGCCAATGCTTGGCAAACATTTTCAATAACCTTTCCCCCGTAGATGTTTACCGGGCCTTTCCTAGTTTCATAGGAGAATTGAATCCCCCTCTCATTTTCTGTAGCTTTTAACCCGTTGTAGAACATGAACAACCCGGAAGGTAAGCGGATACCATTCACATCAGGGTCTATTTCCAACACCCCTTCCCTCCCTAATTCTGTTTTATCCCCTTGGTGCATGTACGTCAGCACAGTTTGAGCGTTCCCCCACAACCCCGTAATGGCACCACTTGCTGCTCTATACGCTCTTATGATTCGGTCTGCTTCTTCTTTACTTGTCTCTATCCCAAATACTTTAAGTTGTGACCGGAATTTAACCGCTCCCATCCCATACCCTGCACCCAGTACAGTTTGTTTCCCAATGAACCTCTCTTCAGGAGAAATCTCAGCAACTGCTTTGCCGTAAATAGCAGAGGCCATATTCTTATAAACATCTTCCTCTCGCCTAAAAGATTCCAGTAAGTCTGTTTGTTCAGCGAGCCATGCAAGTATACGAGCTTCTATCTGGGCCGAATCAGCTTCTATCAAGGTATGCCCTGATGGGGCTTCAATACAGGACTTCAACACCTTGGCATTTTTACCCCTGCTGGGAAGGTTTTGCAGATTAACTTTATCATAGCCACCCCACCTTCCCGTATGGGCTGCATAATATTTAATGGGTACAGGCAATGGGCCACGTGAACTAATATCCAAAAATCTTTCTGTACGTGTTTCCTCCAGTGTACTTTTTAATCCTATTCTTGCGGCTACCATAACTTGTACTCTAGGGTCTTCATGCTCTGCCAGTGCTTTAAATCCTTCATCACTTTTTGCAAATGCAAATGTTTCTTTACCAGTTCGTACACTTATTTTAGTAGGAGGGGGCACATCTAATTTTTTAAGGACTTCGGCAAACTTTATGTTGGACATTAATTGTTCTTTATCCAACCCACATTTCTCCAGCAATTCCTGTTTTTGGCTACGTAATATTTCCAGATGGGACGTGAGCTTATGACTGTTAAGTTTAAGAACAGGTTCAATAAACATTCGGAGTGTTAAATTAATTATCTTTAGCTCTTGAAGAGTGAAACCTTTAGTCTGCATAAAAATGTTAAATAATTTATGTGTAAGCTCAACATCATTAACACAATAATCTCCGTACTTGGATAGATCAGCCGGTGTAAAATCATCCCGGTGTTTCCCCAGTGCATTAATCACTTCATCACCTTTTTCTCCAACACCATAACTTTTCGATAACGCTTTGAGAGAAGCCGATACTTCTGTCCCATTAATAGCACGGCCCATACACATAGTATCAAGATATAACTTAGGGTGAACATTAAAAATCCAACTGAGAATAGCACCATCAAACATAGTGTTATGAGCAAGTACAGCACTTTTTTCCCAATCGAAGTTCTTATGTAAGTAACTGTGGAGTGCATTCTTCTCTCCTGATAGCCATATTGTTTCATCGTCATTAACTTTAACTGCTACCCCTATAACCTCAAATTCTTTACTGCGGATATATTCCTCAGTCGTAAGGTTAGACAGAGAAAATTCTTTGTCATAATACGTTTCAAAATCTATTGTTATAATATCCATTAGTTACTCTTCTTCCTCTTCCAATTTAAACTCTGGGTTTTCTTCCAATATTTGTTCAAGACTTCGCAGTTTGTCTTAAAGCTTCGTCAAGACCATATTTTTTAACTCGTTCTTGCCACGCTTTGTATTCCAATCGTGTATCCCTGTTCCTTTCAACATAGGGTTGCTCAACATAGGTAGGTAGTTCAGGGGGGGAGAGCGTTACACCCTCTGCTGTTGCTGCTGCTCTTTGTTTTCTTACTGCTTCACTAAACTCTTCCCCCTCAAGGGCTAACCGTAGATGTTTAGTTCTGTCAGGGTGACGTAATTTACGGAGTGCCTTCGCTTCTATTTGTCTTATGCGTTCTGCCCGTACACCGAATTTAATCCCTGTTTCTTTAAGCGTACACGCCTCTTCATCGCCCAAACCATAACGCACCTCTAAAACTTTTTTCTCTCGTAAAGTTAATTGACCCAGTGTTTTTTCTATTGCTTCTTTTTGTTCAGTGATTTCCACTAATAGATCAGGATTTTGTGCGCTTTCTAATAAATTGCTAGACATCAACTCTCCAATGTTTGCTTGGATAGCACCTTGATTAACCGTGAGGGGGTCAAATATATGTTGGGCTGGAAAAAGGTCTTCGGGATTGCAACTAAAAAAATCACATAAACACTGTATTGAGCTACGTACAGTCCCTTTGTTTGTGTAGGGGGTTACCTTAAGATTTAAAATCTCCCCTATAACAGTTGGGGCTAAGCCTACCACCCGTGCTAATTCGGCTGCGGTGGAAATACCCTGCTCTTGCATCTTCTCATAGAGGTAATTATTTTTTATTTTTATTTCAAGGCGGTAATCTTTCATTTACAGTGCCCCCATCTGTCGGAGCTTCACTCTGTTCTTTTCATGGAGCTTTCGGATGGTTGCGCGGTTCTCCCCGTGGTAGGGGACGGCGAGGAATAACTTGAGGAGCAGGTCGTTAATAGTCCCACGCTTACCCTTAAGTTTTATAGTGGTTAAGTATCTACCAAATTTTCCGCGTTCCCGCGTTATGATCTGGTACGTTTCGCCCACCTTGAGGTGTTCTTCAACGCAAGCCTTTGCCAGTAACCCATGTGCCTTCTCCGCTCGATCTCGCGTTCTGACTTCAGGCGTGTCCAATCCATGTAAGCGAATATCAACCCCGCGCCCATCGTTACCAAGCAAGTGACACCCAAAACCCAAATCAACGTCCATACGTATTGAATCGCCATCCGTAATTTTAATCACTTTTGCCAGATAAGTGTACATTATTCAATCCCCCTGTAAAAAACATGTTTGTGTATTTTAATAGTAATGGTGCCACTGTAAGCCCATTCAGGATACACCGTTGTGGTGTGGTAATGGGTTGCTCCCCCCGTGGTGTCTGCTTGTTGCCCACTTAACCACGCTATATATAAGGCATTATAAAGCAATTGGGTGTTCTGAGGGTTATCACTTTTCCCATCACACCAAAAACTGAATTGACATTTATCCCTGATAGGATATTGCTTCCAGTAATAGCCCTGTTTAACCACCTCACACGCATCATTGGGGTATTCAGGACTCTCTATGCGGTTACGCACTACCTGAGCAACGGCAACTTGACCATCACTTGGTTCCCCACGTGCTTCAAAGTACACTGCAATAGCAATGCACATCAATGATTCAGTTATCATCTCCCCCTCCTGGTTTTTCATGTTTAGTGCAATGCTTTTTTTGCATCATCCATTAATTCTGCTGCTAACCACACAAGGTCAAGAGTAGCTAACACACGCTTCTCCACTTCTTCTTTCGGGTATTTCATTTGGTGCATTAGCTGAAAGGCAGAACTTAAGTAGGCAACACAGAGCGCCAATACCTCGTCCTCTTTGGTGGAGTCTACACTTAACAATAAAGGTTCTAAGTGTTCCGCCATTATTGTTTCTACTTTGCCACTAAACCCTTGCAATTCATTAGGCCAATCTATTTTTTTGCTCATTGTATTCTCTCTCCTTTCCGCGCTCATATTCCTCATCTTCATCTGGTTCCCGACGATGTGGTGTAGGGTTGTAGTCTTCATCGCCAACCCGGTTAGGATCATCTGGTAAATCTCTCCAGTCAATGTATTGTCTACCCATTTTATACCCCCAATAATCAATATTATCATGTGTTTATATGTGTAGCTAAGTAGTAGCTACTGGTATCAGATCAGAGTGCGTACCCCTCAAGGTGGGGGTACGACTAACCTTAGCGTGGCTTCCTCGGTGTATACACGAGTATGGAGGACAGCAAGGAGTAATACACTCCTGTCGTTGAACCCGTCATACACTGTGGGTGTTAATTAATGTCCACCGCCCACTGGGACAAACCACTAAGTATAATCCCGTCTGAAACCCTCATCGTAATCGAGATGAAGGTGGGGATTTAAAGCCTCTACTACTAACCCTAAATTAACTTCATTCAGTACCATCGTTATCCCCCCACTTTTCTTTATCTTCTCCAGTTCAATTTTCTGTAATGCAGTGGTGGTGTTCTTGCCTGCCTTGCATTCAATACCAAAAAACTTTCCTTTGTAGCACCCGACTATATCGGGCACGCCACTGCGCCCGTAACCTCCTGTAGTGGGGAAGAAGTAGTACGCACCAATCCCTTTCAGTATCTTAACTACCGTCTGTTTAACTTTCTTTTCCGGTGTCATTGCCATCTTACCCTCCTCATAGAATTGAAATTTGGGGCATCTCTTCAAACCTATACCCCAGTTGTTTAGCTATCCTGCGTGTATCAGGAGTAAGTGTTTTAGCACCTGCTAACTGAGCCAGCAAATGGGCTACCCTGTTAACTGGATACGCACGTACAGTATTATAATTGTGCTTAATTTCTACTATAGCCAGCTTGCTATTGTCTGGTGTGGCCTGTTGCATTTTCATTTCCTCCATCATTAAGTGATTCGTTTCTTTGTGTGGGTGTCTCACACTATTGACTCGTTAAATGACTGTGGTTGTCTTCCTTGTAATGACTCGTTAACTTTTGTTGGTTGTCTTTCAGGCTGTGACTCGCTTCTATCGAATGGTTGTCTTTCGATACATGACTCGTTTTTATTTACTGGTTGTCTAGCTCTAAATGACTCGTTCTTATTTACTGGTTGTCTAGCTTTAAATGACTCGTTAACTTTTGGTGGTTGTCTAGCTCTACATGACTCGTTAACTTTTGTGCACCTGACTCGCTCTGAGCTATTGGTTGTGCTCTGGTTAGTGGCATTCGTTTTTCATTAATGGTTGCCTACAGTTCTCTGACTCGTTGTTAGTAAATGGTTGTCTAGCTTTCGATGACTCGTTTTGTTGTAATGGTTGGCTAATGAGGCCTGACTCGTTTGGAGTTGGTGGTTGTCTGATAGTTTTTGACTCGTTCACACCCTCTGGTTGTCTCGGAAAAGGTGACTCGTTGTATCCGTTGGGTTGTCTCCACTTGTATGACTCGTTTGCTGGCAATGGTTGTCTAGATTCAGGTGACTCGTTGTTTTTTTCTGGTTGTCTTTTCCCTTTTGACTCGTTAATGTTAATTGGTTGTCTTTCAGTTTGTGACTCGTTCTGTATCGATGGGTGTCTGTGGCAAAACGACTCGGTTCATTTTCTTGGTTGTCTCGAAGAGAGTGACTCGTTTACACCTTCTGGTTGTCTTGGGAAGGGTGACCCGTTGTTTCTCTCTGGTTGTCTTAAGGTCTTTGACTCGTTTGCTCGCGATGGTTGCCTAGTTTTACCTGACTCGTTCTATTTACTGGTTGTCTTATCAGGAATGACTCGTTTGTGAGAGCTGATTGTTTTGAGCTACTTGACTCGTTCACACTCTCTGGTTGTCTCGAAGAGAGTGACTCGTTCACCATTGATGGTTGTCTTACAACAAATGACTCGTTTTCGGTACTTGGTTGTCTCTAACACCACGACTCAATTACTTAGGCGGCTTTGCCGTGAACCTTTCCTAACTTTGCTTCTGTGTAAGTAGGTGCAACAGGAAGCCCCTCAAGGGGTCGCCACTCGTTATACAGATCAATAAGAAACATCTTAATCATATAGCGTATTGCCATATTGTGTCTATGTCCTTTAGACTTTTCCTTGTGGGCATCCATGTGCTCAAGCCGGTGCTTGTAATCATCATAGACTTGACGGTACTTGCATTTGTCCGGCGACTGTTTAAGAAAACTTGCGCCCAGTACACCTGTCAACTTAGTCTTAAGGAAAGGATTAAAGGTAATACCTTTCTTGGTCTGCACCTTCCCTTCCTTGTCTTTGTACTCGCTGTCTTCAAGATGTTCCTTCCTTCGGCTACGTCCTTGTCCGTCACTGGCAACATCTAGTCCTGCATACTTATGCAGACTGGAAGGATATTCAGCCTTGGTAATGTCTACCTCACTGATGATTACTCCTGCCATAGCAGGGCCAATACCCCTAACACCGTCGAGAAACTCTGTGTAAATCGGGTAGTCCTTAAGGATGTGTCCTAGCCGCTTGAAGTGGTTTTTCTCCTGCGCTTCTAGCTCCAAGTAGTTGTCCACCAAACACAACTCAGTGTAGTCACTGATCACTTCATCCCCTTTGAATGTGGCTTGCCTCGGAAAACTTGCCACCCCTTCCGTAAGAAGTTTGTGCGCCCGCCGCAAGTTAAGCAGCACTTGTTGTCCCTCTTTATCTATCGTGTCCTCCTTCTCATTTGGTGCTTGACCCAGTTTAGCTTTGAAGTTACCTACCAGTCTGTTGCCAGTCTGAATACGATTCTTCTGGATGTCGTAAGCACCCCGTACGATTGTCTTTAAATTACTCATGTGGTTTCCCCTTTATTTCATTAGCCAATTTATTTATTGCCAGTACATCTTCCTCTATAGAAGTTTTGTTCTCCTCCTCCTCTACATACCAGTCTAAGCAGTTGTTATGCATTAAGTCGTGTAAGTAATTCTCCACCTCTGCTTGACTTGGCATTTCTTCAAACTCCAATTCAATAAATACTTTCATCTTTTACCCCCTTTAGGTACAGATAAAATAAGGAAACGTGAGGGGATTACAGCAAGCCCGTTGCAAGCATCGCCCTATCTTTATATCTTCACTCATCTTCTTCGTCCTCCTCAATTGGTTTAACTACCCAGTAAATACTTGGTGAAATTCTCCTGCCTATCCCTTCTATAAAATAATTATTCTGTTCAGGCGGTAACCTCTCCAACACAGCTAATCGTTTCTCCAGCCATCGTGGTATGTCAGCCAGCATGATGAACTTTGCACTGTTCCCTGTGAATATCCCGTCTACCTTCACCAGCTTCCCCTCTATCTCCACACTGAAGGTACGTAAATCTTCATCATCCAGTACGTCTTTGCCTGTTATCATCTACCCCTCCGTTGCTACATGCACTACTTTACCTACCGGTGGTCGTGCCTTCTTGTTATCGATGATGCACCACAACACCGGACAGTCCCATGTACCCCAGTTACTCTTACTCACATAGCCATCCGTTATCACTATGGCTGCTTGAGGTGTCAGTCCTTTGTCCCTGATGTAATCAGCTACACACGATGGGTCAGTACCACCCCCACCTGTTGGCTTGGTGGACTTGATCATGTCAGCTATGGGCTTGCCTCCCTGCCCGTAGACCTCATCCCCACACACTGATGTGTCCCAATACAGCAACCGCAATGTATCCGGTAACACCTCCCCTATCCCTTTGATTTCGGTCAGCACCACTGGCAGTATCTTGTCCATCGAATACGACATGTCCCCTGCTACAACTAATTCCCCCACGCTCTCACTAAAGGGTGTTGGCCGGAGAATCCCAGCCACCAATGCCCTGCGCTCAGGTATACGCCATGACGCATCATCATCACCCCTGCATGTCTTGGTAACAAACTCACGCAACACATCCAGCCACCTGATCTTGGGCTTCAACAGTTCCTTGATAGTCTGTGGTACTGCGGCCTTCAACTTCTCTGCTTCCACCAGCCCTGTTGCAATGGCTTGTTCAACCTCCTGCACATGTTCACTTAACTCACTATCGGACATCTGTTGTGCGTCATCCCATCCATGCTCATCCATCACTGCCTGATTATCCTGTGCAGCTTTCTCAGGGTCTTCCTTCTTCTCTTTCATTAGTATCGTGAAGATTTCTGGGATTGCCTTGCCTCGGAACCGCTCATCATACAGACACATGCGCTTACCATTCTCATCACGTGGCATCACTGCAAAGCCATCACGGTTCTCATCCTCAAGCTCTAGGTTAATGAAGTAATCACATGCCCAGTTAGCTACCTCTGCATCCACCAGCCACAACCAGACGTAGGTAATCAAGTGTCTGTACATCTTGTGCTTAGTCTCATGCAGTAATGTCCATCTAAACCCTGCATCGTTGACCAAGTCTACCCACTGACGTCCGTACCGCTCATTCCTCCCGTCCGTAAACGCTGTAGGATGGTCTTCAACAATTGTTTTTGCCCCGATCATAAACACAGGATTCTGGGCGATGTATCGCTTTTCCTCCATGATCTGGATGGAACACTTTTGCAAGCGTTGTTCTGGTGTTAACTCTTGTTGCATAAACATAGTGACCTCCCTATACCTTATCGGGCGCACGCAAGTGTCTGTTCTTATCACACCAGTTCATGTACAAACTGTTCTGATGGATGGCTGCTTTGCGTTCGCTGTCATAGTCTTTATCATTTACCTGATTCATAAACAGGGACTGTAGTTCCACGGGCAGCCGGTCAAGATACTGCATCCATTGCGTAGCCCAGCTTCGCTCGATTGTTGCCAGCGTACGGTACACAATCATGCACAACACACCCGCACTATCGGGTACCCTTACTGTGAGTGGGTTCTCCCGTATTTCCTGAGTGGTGGGCATATCATTGTGTAACTGCACGTAAGCCAATAGCCCACTCGCTACCTCACGCCCCACCCTGCCAGTCAATGCCGCACGTAATGTGGCATCATCAAGCTGATCACGTACCTTTATCCAGTTACTGCATTTAACAAGACCACGAGGAGTAACGAACCCGTCTTGGTCTGCGTCTGGATGGTAGATACCGCTAGGGCATTCTTCCTTGGAAGGGTAGTCGGTGAAGCTGTGCATCAATTCAGGGTGGTCACGCACATAAGAAAGGACACTGCCATCAACATCATTCTGGCGTCCCCATTCTATCCACTCAATATTGTTGGCCTTACGTAGTCTTAATATTGTCACACTGTCCCGATGGTGGGCTGGTAACAAATCGCCTACGTTCTCCCGTCCAAGGTTGGTAGTAGCGAAAACAATTGTCTGAGGGTGAAGTTTCTTCCCTGCACCCCTGCGTTCGAGCATCAGTCTGCGTGCTGACAACTGATAACTACGTGAACACTTCCCTATCTCGTCAAACATAATGACACAGGGTGTGCCATCCAGATGAAGACCTAACTCTTCATGTGGTACGTGATGAAACGTCTTGCCATCATCACTGTACTTGATCATAAACGAATCACCGGAATCGAGCTTGGTGGTACAGTCTATGTATACAAGTTTATAAGGTGTCTCTGGTTTGAGCACTCGCAATCGTTCACCTATCATTGCCAGTAACGTGCTCTTGCCGCTGCCCATGTCACCTTCGACAAGAACAGTTTCTACATGACCCAATGCTATAATCGCATCAACAGTCTGGTCATGGGAGAGACTGCGTATCGTATCAGCTAAATCTAAACTCATAAGTGTGTCCTCCATAAGGACGTTTGGTTGATTTAAGTTGAGTATTGTTGAGTATGCTTTATTTTACTGCATACTTCAATACCTAGAATCCGAAATTAGGTAGCGATTTAATTATGCTATCTACTTCCGCTTTGGTCTTGCGCCGTTGTGTATCACTAACTTTCAACATCTCTGGCGTTACACCTGTCAGCGCATTACGTAAGTCCCGCTGTACCCTGTCCATCTGTGGGTCATTGGCGAGGTTACAGATTTTCATCAAGTCCACAATCTGTATCACATTATCCACAATGGTAGTCTGGAAGTGTCCATTGCGTGGCTTGCCTTCATCATCATAGTCCAGCTTCGCCGACATGTTCTTAAGTGGCTTGAGCAACCGCTTCCATATATCCTCCATTGATTCCTGTAGACGCCTCTGATTTAGTTGTTGATACTTCTTTTTCATCAGCTCCTGTGCTTGGCGTGGGAGGTCTATTCTAAAGTCACCGGCCTTTGGAAGTGGTTCATAATCTAGGTATATTTGTATCTTTCCCTCCAACTCATGCACAGAAGGATACAAGCGAGGATCATACCCCTCACCTAATGACAACTGTGAACGCGCACACGCTGCGGGATAGGCTCTAAGAAATGCCGGTTTGTAATCAACATAGAATTCCTGCACCATCTCCTGAACTTGTGTGTCAAAGTCAGTGTATGCTTCATTGGGTAGAAGCTGTTGCCCTAACTCACCCCATCGCATCGTCCTGTCCCTTACGAATCTATAGACAGTATTACTCTGCTTAAGCAGTGCATCATGTTCGTCACACACTATCAGCTTCTTGTTTGAGGTATACCTCCCTCGCTTCGCGCCCATAGACTCGGCTGCCCTACGTGCTGCCGTCTTATCATCACGCTTGAAAGATGGTACATGGCGGGACAGCGAGACAATTGTTGCACTACTGGTTAACGTAGGTACCTCAATGTCCTCTATCACTGATGCAGACACTGGTGTGTCTACCTCATACTCGTTTACCAAGTCTTGAATATTAGTCATATCATTCTCCTCATTTGTATGAATTTATTAACTTTGAATTCTTCCTCGCGGTCTTTCTCATTCCATTTATTCATTACCTTTTACCTCCAAGTTCTACCTTCGTGAATTGTTTCGTTTCCATCCCACTCAGTGATGTACCAATCCACACCATCTGGAATTTCCACGACCTTGAGTTGGGCATACTCCGCGCTTGCTTTCTCCCCCAATGTTTCAACTGTCGAAACAAGTACAGGGTGCACTCTAAAATCACCGATGAGATCGGCCATAACAGCGCCCCCCTCAATCTTAATCCCTGCGTCAGCAAGCAGCTGTTCAGCCTCCGCTGATAAACCAAACCCTCCGAAACAAGTGTTGATTACTACTTTCATTGTGACATCCCCTCGTAGCTATCGCTGTCTACGATTTTGTATGCTTTCATATCATTCTCCTCTAGAACCATTCCTCCGGTTCATCCGCTTCAATTGGTTCGTCCGACCAGTAATTACTGTCTGTTAGCACGTCGGGCCTGAATTGACTTTTAACCTCGGCCTCACATTTGTTGCAAACAATACCTAATGGAATGCCCCGCGCATCATATATAGTGTACGTATAATCTTCACGGTGACGACCTATTTTGCATTCTTTACCCATGTGATACTCCCTCGTAGCTATCCAGAAAATCATCCTCAACGTGATGATCCAGAAAATACTCAGTGTTCTGGTCTGGGTCTGGTTCAAAGATGGGTATGCGTTCAATACGCCCCTGTTTGGTTATTATCTGGACTACCGCGTCCAGCGTTGTGTCATCTATCAGATGTATCTTCATGTGTCCTCCGTATACTCTTCTGATTGATTGCGTAAATATGTTTCAAATATGTCCTCTATCTCACACAGGATGTATTCTTCATGGAGGGTTTCAGCTGCGTTAAGACAATCCCACAACACATCCTCAATGGCCTCTTCGTTGTGGTATGGTTCACCCATGTCACGCGCAAACTGTGCAATTACTTGCTTAATCAACTTATGCCTTTGTGCTGTATGCTCAGCGCCATATTGCGTAATCTTTTCAATTTCGGCTTTCTTCATGTGTCCTCCGTAGTTCGTAGTTTTGTTAGTGCCCGTTTTGATGCTTTCCAAAACATCCCTTGTTGCATTTCGTAGTTGGTTATGTAGGACAGTACATCAATAGCCACAGCTGCCGACCGAAGGGTCTGCTGCAAACTTTGTGTGGGCATATCATCCTCTGCCCATCCCTGTAGTGAACAGCGCATTGCAACATCAAGTTCCGGTCTGCTGTTGCCTAACGCTGCGTTAAGAGTATTGGCTAACTCCTTACTGAACCTGCCTTCAATGTTGTTCTTCCCTAACTCATTTTGGGTGATTGCTGCAAAGCTATCAGAAGGCCAACTTCTCCAGTGGATAATGAACACTCGTTTACCTTGCGACGCTGCTACTGCAATCAGTGTTGCTAGTGGATTACCTGTAAGCTGTTTTGTATGCCTATCCATCTACGCACCTCCTATTACCAGCCATTGACCAGTTCGAGTGTCACGTCGATACCAAACCATGTTCCCGCTTGGGAAAACTACAAGTCTGCATGATGGGTGAAAATTAGAATCATTTGCACTCATGTGTATTACTCCTCATCTGCCGTTTGATTTGAGAGTTGGCGTTAAAACGCCATGTTCAAATTCCCGAATTAGAAATTGAGTTTCCCCCAAAAGTTATAACCATTATCGCAAATAAGTGTGTATAAGTCAATAGCTTAGACAAATAAGTGTGCATTATTTAAATTGGCTCCGGCGCTAAAATGATGGGGGTAATGTAACCATTGTTCCAACAGTGTAACTTTTGGGGTTTGGGGGAGAGGCAGCTATACCAACGAGTGTGACAATGTAACCAATGTTACCTTTGTTTTTCTACTTTCAGCTTAGAGCAGTCTTAACCGCTCTTAAGCAGTTATATATAGAGTTACTTTATTAAAACCCCTTGGTATATATTTAAAGGTTACATTAGTTACAATGGTTACATTATAAAAGTTACATACATAATACTCAAACTCACACATACAAAACAGCACAATACTGAAGGTTACTTTGTAACTTTTTGGGATGTCACAAAAGTTACAATGGTTACACTGTCCTAGAATCAAGGGTTGGCGTTAAAACGCCATGTTCAGATTGAGGCGGCATGCGAACCGGTTCGTGTAAAACGGATTGAGTTTGCTGGGGCAGCAAGCAAGATGGGTACTGGTATCAAAGGGTTCTCTTGACCCATCCGGCGAGGTGATGTGTTACCAGCAGGTAATTATGTTTTGGCGTTAAAACGCCATGTTCAGATTGAGGTGGCACACAAACCGGGATGAGCAGGTCAGTCCGTGCGGCCAAAATGGCGTTAAAACGCCATGTTCAGATTGAGGTGGCACACAAACTGGTTTATGTAAACCGGGATTGGATTTTGCTGGGGCAGCAAGCAAGATGGGTACTGGTATCAAAGGATTATCCTAAGATAATCCTTTGAGTAAATCACAGACAAAAAAGCCCCGTGATCAATTAAG